TTTTTTTTTTCAAGCAGAAGACGGCATACGAGATCATGCCTAGTCTCGTGGGCTCGGAGATGTGTATAAGAGACAGTATATGATAGTATAAGATAAGGAACGATTATGCAAGACGTTAATTGGGGCTTGGTACAATTTAAGTATGAAATGTTGGGATTTTCATTAGAAGATCTCGCCAAAGAACATTCCCTTTCGGCCGCAGTTTTAGAGTATAATGCAAAAAATTGGAAGCAAATTCCTTTGGAACAGGATACTTCAATAGATATGGAGAATATCAAATCTATTGAAGATGTGCTTATTAAGTTAAATTTACAAGTAATAAACCAAACACAAGCTTTTCAAATCCTGAAGCAAAAGTTTTTGGGTTCTAAATATATAGAACTTGAAATGATACTGCTTCACAAAACTATTTCTATAGCTTCTAATATTTCTGATACTGATATCAAATCAGCTGCAACCTTAAGGACTCTCACTGAGATTCTAACAAACTTGATTGAACAAAACCCATTACTGAAATCTACTGAAATACCTGCTAAAGAAGAAGATAAAACTTGGAAGATTGAATTTGTCGATGCTAAACCAAAGGAAGAAGAGAAGGAATGATGGCATTACAATTACAAACACCTGCTAAACTGTATCCATTTATAAATACACCAAAAAGATATAAGATTGCTTATGGTGGTAGAGGTGGAGCTAAATCAATGTCATTTGCTGATATGCTATCTGTAAAAGCCCAAGTTGAAGGGGCTCTTATAGGATGCTTACGTGAATATCAAAACTCCATTGAAGATAGTGTCTTTGCTCTTCTTAAAGCAGAAATTGCAAAACTTAAAATTCCTGGTTTTAAAAACTACAATAATAAAATTGATCATGAGAACGGTGGAGGATTTAGGTTTAGGGGACTTGCAAGATCTATTGAGGCAATCAAGTCCATGTTTGGGTTTAAGTACTTTTGGTTGGAAGAGGGTCAGTTTATCTCAAAAGCAAGTCTACAGATTTTAACTCCTACCCTCCGGGAAGCAAATTCTGAATTATGGATCTCGGCTAATCCGATGAGTAAGGCTGACCCTTTTTCTCAACGATTTATAGTTCCATACCAAGAAGAACTAGATAAGAATGGATTTTATGAAGATGATCTGCACTATATTATAAAAATCAATTATTCTGATAATCCTTGGTTTCCTCCTGAACTTGAAGCTGAAAGAGTAAATGATTACTATTCTCTTCCCAGAGCTCTATATGATCACATTTGGGAAGGTGAATATAATGACTCAGTAGAGAATGCTCTAATAAGTACCAAGTGGTTTGATGCATGTGTTGATGCTCATATAAAGTTAGGCTTTGAACCACTCGGTATAAGAATGTCTTCACATGATCCTTCAGATGAAGGAGAGGATGCTAAAGGGTATGCCTTTAGACATGGCTCTGTAGTTTTACAAGTTGAAGAAATGGTTGTAGGAGATATTAATGAAGGATGTGATTGGGCAACCGATCTTGCTATACAAAATTTATCAGATGCTTTTACATGGGATTGTGACGGAGTAGGAATAGGTTTAAACAGACAGATCAGTCAATCATTTGGTGGGAAATCTGTGAGACTATCTCAGTATAAAGGATCTGAGAAACCTGAAAAACCAAATGCAGTCTATGAACCAATAAATGCTGAAGAGTCAAACATATTTTCAGTTCATAAGCAAAAAGTAAATAAAGAAGTTTTTAAGAATCTTAGAGTTCAAAAATACTTTGAACTCAGGAACAGAATTTACCGAACTTATGAAGCAGTAGAAAAAGGAAAATATCATGATCCGGAAACTCTTATATCTTTTTCTTCTGGTATCACTGAACTCCCAAAACTTAGGGCAGAATTATGTAGAATGCCTAAAAAGCCAAATGGAAATGGGATGCTAGATTTATATTCTAAAGTGATTATGAAAGCTAAATTTAAAATCCCATCACCAAACTTAGCAGACTCTGTTAAAATGTTATGGAAAGTTCCAAACCTTGTAAATGTAGGTAAAGCTAGAAGACCCCAATCTCTTAGTGTTATAGGTTCAACTTATAGAGACCAAAAACAAAGGATGGCATATTAATGGATCTTGAATTGCAAGAACTAAAAAGAATGCATGAAAAAGCTTTCTTAGCTAATCAAATTCCTAGAGAGCGATCTTCAAATGACCTTGTTTTTTATTGGGTATCACAATGGGATGATAGTATCCTTAAGTCTTCTCAACTTACCTATCGTGGTGAATTTGATGTATTGCGTAAAGCTGGAAGGCAAATTTTATCAGACCTTTCTGCAAACCCTGTTCAAGTAGATTTCACTCCTGTAAATGAAACAAGAACAGACTCAGCAGAGCTGGCAGATGGTTTATATAGGGCTGGTCTTCAAAAGAACACTTCTATAGAAGCTTTTGAGAATGCTGAAACAGAGAATGTTGTTTGTGGAATAGGAGCTTGGTTATTATACACAAAATATGAAAGTCAAAATGTTGATAATAATAAACAAGTAATTCTTCGTAAGCCAATTTTTGAAGCTAATAACACAGTTTTTTGGGACCCTCAATCAAAGCTCTTAGATAAATCTGATGCAAAGTACTGTTCAGTTTTGACGGCATATTCAGAAGATGGTTATAAAAATCTAATCAAAGAACTTACTGATGAAGAGATAGATCATATTGATGCTAGTTCTTTTAAACATCCTGAACACTCTTTTACCTTTCCATGGATAGGAGGAGAAGGAAAAAAGATTTATGTTACAAGCTTTTATTATGTAGAAGAAATTAATGATATTGTTTTTACAATGGAAGATCCATTTGGTGAAACTCTTGATTTACAAGAATCTGACTTAGTAGATATTATGGATGATTTGCTTGATGAAGGTTATTCAATAGTATCTGAAAAGAAAATCAAAAGAAATGTGGTTACAAAGTACATTGCTTCTGGAAGAGAGATTATCAAGAGTGAAAGAATAGCTGGTCAGCATATTCCGGTTATTCCATGTTACGGAGAGCATGCAGTAATTGAGGGAGAAGAGTATTGGGAAGGTATAACAAGATTAGCTAAAGATCCACAGCGTCTTAGAAACTTTGCTTTTTCTTATATGGGAGATATTCTTTCAAGATCACCACGTCAGAAACCTTTATTCTGGCCCGAGCAAATTCAAGGATTTGAAGATATGTATGCAGAAAGTGGTATTGATAGTGCTTTTCCATACTTATTTCTTAATAGAAAAACAGCGGATGGTGAAGATTTACCTCCTACACCAGTAGGAGTAATGCCAGAACAAAAAATGCCTACTGCTCTTCCTTTGGTATTGGCTCAAACTAAAGAAGCTGTTGTTGATGTGGCTAATCCTGGTATTCCTGATAAGGTTGCTCAACCAGATATTTCAGGAAAAGCTGTTCAAAAACTAGAAGCTAGAATTGAACGCCAATCTATGAGATTTCAAACTCATATGAAACATGCAAAACGTAGAGATGGTGAAGTTTGGATTTCTATGGCTTCAGAAGTTATAGACACTCCGAGAAAAGTTATGGTTGAGTTATCTGATGGTACCAAAAAAGAAACTCAAGTAATGGATACTATAATAGATAAAGAGACTGGTAACCTTATTACTGTTAATGATTTACGAAGAGCTGAATTTGAAGTTTTTTCTAAAATAGGTCCCAGTTACTCAAGTCAAAAAGAACAGACTATTGATAGACTAGAAGCTATGATGATGCAGATGTCTCCTGATGATCCTGTAAGAAAAGCTTTACAACTTAAAATACTTGCTCTTCAAGATGGTGTTGAATTTAGTGATATAAGAGATTATGTAAATAAACAATTAATAATGATGGGTATTAGAAAACCTCAAACACCAGAAGAAGAAGAGTTTGCAGAACAGATGGAAAATCAACCTAAACAACCAGATGCTGCTACAATGATAGCTATTGCAGAAAATAAGAAAGGAGATGCTGATCTTCTTGAGCAAAAACGTAAAGGAATTGAAATGCAATTAAAAGCACAAAATGATGAGAGACAATCAGCTATTGATGCTTTTGATGCTGAAACTAAACGAATAACTGCAATGGTTGCTGTAAAAGCAGCTGATATGAAAATTGAAATGGATAGTATAGAAGCTCTTGGCAAACAAGTTGATAGAGCTACTAAACTCATAAGTTTAAAAGATGTAACTAAAAGAGTGAATAGACAACTCTCTAGTGAGAGTGGTTAACAGAGATGTACTGGTTAAACATAAGTACTTGTGCTTCACACAAGGCCCTAACATCAAGGAGGATATGATGGTTGAAGAAAATCTGGAAGTAGAAGTAGAAGAAGTAGAAGAAGAGATAATAGAAGAAGAGCTTGAGGAAGAAGTAGAAGTAGAGCTCGGAGAAGATGGTAAACCTATAGAAGTAGAAGAAGACTGGATGAAGGAAGATGATGAACAGACACCATCAGGTACTATGCCAGTCAGTGCACACATACGTGCAAAACGGAAATTAAAAGGAAAAATTGGAGAAAAGGATTCTGAACTTGAAAGTCTTAGGCAAGAAATTAAAGACCTTAAGGAACAAAAAATAGTACCCTCTACTCAAGATGAAATTTTGATAAGACCTAAAGAAGTTGATTTTGAATCTTTAGAAGCTTATCATACTGCTCTGGATGAGTTTGAAGACAAGCGGATTGAGTCTAAGCTTTCTGTTGTACATGGGCAAAATGAACTTCAAGAAACACGAAAGAAGGCGATTCAACAACTTAATGAAAGTGTAGATAAGCATTATATACGAGCTGATAAGTTGATTGAAGACAGTGGTATCTCAGCAGAAACTTATAAACAGTCTGATGAAGCAGTAAGAACTGCTGTTGAAGCAGTTAAACCAGGGCAGGGTAATTTAGTTGTTGATCAAATAATTTCAATCTTGGGAGAGGGGTCTGAGAAAGTTATATACAAACTAGGAAGAAGTAAAGCTCTTCGTGGTGAGTTAATAACTCTTCTTTCAGAAGACCCTCAAGGTTTAAGGGCAATAGCTTTTTTAGGTGAACAAAAAGCAAAACTATTAAATACCAAAGGAAGAAAATCAAATGCTCCTGCTCCCACTAATGAAGTAAACGGGGATGCTACATCATCTACTAAAGAACGAGTTTTTAAAAAGAAGTATGATGATGCTCATGCAAAGCATAATTCACAAAGCGCTTATAATGCTAAAAAAGAAGCAAAAGCTGCAGGTATTGATACTTCTAAATGGTAATGAAAGGATAAAAAATAATGACCTTATCAACAGGTAAAGTTGCAGAAGTAATGTTTGAGAAGTTTAAGGAAATGTATGAAGCACAGCAGACCCTCCTTACTCTTGTCGATTTTCACGAACCTTCAGCAGGTTCAATGCAGAATGCCAGTAATGTAATTTGGTATCCTGTGCAACAACAAGCTCCAGTAATCGCTGGTTGGGATTTGTCAGATACAGAAACCGGGATAATTGAGGAAACCTATCCTGCTGTTCTTGGAACCCCAAACAATGATTTTGTACAAATGAGAGCGGACGATCTTCGAGATCAACGCTTTTGGGAACGTAGAGCTGAACAATCGGGTAGGCGTCAGGCCTCTGAATTGAATTCTGATATAGCAAGTGCTATTGTAGTTCAGGGTTCTTTATTTTATAGGTCTAATGCAACAAGTGGTTATGAGTTTATTGCTCAAGCCCAAGCTCTTATGAATGAGCGACAGCTTAATCAGTCACAAAGGAATTTTGTTATTAATGATCGGGATAACCTCCTCTTTGGTACTGATTTAGCAGCTCGGCAAACTTTGCAGGGTAGGCCTGCAGAAACATGGGTAAATGGGCAAATTGGTAAAAATATTGCAGGATTTGATGTTTTTACAGGTTCTTTTTTGCCTAATATAACAGGTGCTGCTGATCCAGCAGTAACAGTAACAGGTGATCAAG